ACCTGCGCCCGATGCCCAACCCTGGCGAGACCGAGGCCGAGTACCTGGCGCGCACGCGCAACGTGGCCGTCGAATCCAGGAGCCCGACCGACATCGTGCCCAATCGGCCGCAGATCACCTTCGGTCCGCAGGAGCCCGTACCCGCCGCAGTCGAGACCGTCTCCGAGGAGAAGGCGGAAGGGGAGGAGTAAGTCATGCCGATCGTGATGGGCCCGCCCGCGTACCTGACCATCTCCAACATCCGCGTCGTGCCGAGCGCTACGGGGTTCACGGTCAACTTCACCACCGACCAGCCCGCGCAGTGCGCCGTCTTCTGGATCGCCGACACCGACGCGCCGAGCGTCGGCGGCGGGCCGCTGCAGGGCACGTCTAGCGACGCGGCGGCGACCGTCAATCACTCGATCGCGGTGACCCCCGCCCAGGCGGCGGGCGGCAAGACGTACGTCTTCTACATCCAGATGGCGACCACCGACACCAGCGGGCTGGTGATCAGGGGCAGCCCCGATGGCTTCGTGCAGCTTACCGGCGCGCGCACCCCCCTGCAGGCCATGGGCCAGAGCGTGCCGATCAAGTTCTACCAGTTCGGCACCGTCTATCCGCCGTCACCAGGGGGTGGGCCCAGCGGCTCCAACTGGTCGACGTATAGCTGGATGCAGTACGCCCCCAAGGCCGCCAACCCGCGCTTCGCGGGGGTGCAGGCCGCGCTCTCGCTGCGGGTCGGGCCTGGCACGGTGTATACCGCCACGATCACGACCGCAGGCACCACCGCGTTCACGCTGCACGACGACGCGGGTACGGGTACGGGCCCCGTGATCTACACCTCGCCCGCTGCCACCTCGATCGGCCAGGTGCTGACCATCAACCAGCCGTTCGTCAACGGATTGACGCTGGTGCAGGCCGCCACGGGGCCGAGCGGCAGCATCGGCATCGCCTGATGCCTGCCGTACCTGGCGCGTTGGGTGTCCAGAGCGGCATCCCGCTGTTTCGCACCTACGAGTGGCACACCTACAACTGGGCCAACTACGGCCCCGTGTACGCCCAGCAGGCGTTTGGCGCCGTCAGCGCCAGTGCCCAGACGGGCACCACCGCGCAGATCAACTTCACCCCGCAGTTCTCAGGCCGAGCGCGCGTGGAGTACAGCGTCGGCGGTAGGGGCGCGCGCCAGCTTTCGTCGGTGGTCGCCTGCACCTCGGGCACGCCGACCTCGATCACGCTCTACGGCCTGCAGCCCAGCACCCAGTACATCTTCATCATCGTGCAGTACGCCACGCTCACCGACCAGACGGGCGCGAGCCTGGTGCAGACGGGCTATAGCGACCAGTTCTCGTTTGCGACCACGGGCGCGGGGCAGTCCACGCCGGTCATCTCGGGCGTGCAGGTCTCGCTCAGCGGCGGCGCAGGCAACCGCACCGCGACGATCACCTGGATGACCGACGTGCCGTGCCTGAACGAGGTCAACTACGGCGCCACGATCAGCTACGGCTCGACGCAGGGGGACACCCAGACGCCCGCCAATCAGCGGGGTGCCGTGGTGTCCATCGGCAAGCTGACGCCAGGCAACACCTACCACTACCAGTGCTGGTCGCAGGGCAGGGACTATGCCCACGGCGCGATTGCCACCACCGCCGACAACACCTTCGTGGCCTAGGAGGAGACTGTGTCCAACGTAGGCAATCAAGCAGCGTGGTCCAGTGTCATAGACGGCCTTGTGTTCAATCCCGAAACAGCCACCTGTGCCAAGTGGCTGGAACTCAAGAGCTACGGCACCTTCATCGGCGTGCCCGTCTCGGGCGAGCTTCCCGACGACGACACGGGCGGGGTGCAGATGGCGTTTTCCTCGGGTGCGGTGATCCGCTGGGACGCGACCAACGGGAGCAGCGTTGGTTAGCCCAGCGGCGCTCTACGCCCCGCCGCGCGTCGAACCAAAACCTGTGCCCACGCCGACGTGGTGGGATCACTTCGATCAGCACCGCGACCTGGTCATGCCGCCCCAGGTCTACTCGTGGACGTGCTCCATCTGTGCCAGCACCTGGGTGCTGCAGGCCACCGGGGCGTACCCCGACGCGGCGCGCGAGGCGATCGGCGCCCAGATCGGTTACCCCCACTGCGTCAACGAGGCGGTCGGGCTGGCCAGCACGCAGTGCCTGGTTGACCTGTTCGCTGCCTACGGTTTTGCGCCCCATCAGGAGTGGGTCGACTGGAACCGCGCGCTGGACCTGTGCAGAGAGACGACGGGGGTGCTCAACTCGACGCGCTGGTACCACTTCGTCGGGGTTCGGGGGCTATACGGGTCGAATACGCTGTGGGTCGCCAACTCCGCGCCCGGCTATCAAGGCATCTGGGACCAGGTCGGCTACGGCCAGTTCCAGCAGTGGGCGGGCTCGTGGCAGATGGTCTGGCTGGAGCACTGACAATGGCCGCGTGCACCGTCGCCACTACGACCAGGCCGAGCCGCCTGGTCCCGTCACCTGCCTCATCTATCTGCTGGTCGCGCTGTTCCTGCTGGGCACCAGCGCGTACATCCTGCACCTGGGAGGGTTGATCTGATGCCTGGCGGCAAGACCCCGGGGCCTAGTGTAAAGAATCCCGACACTTATGAAGCGCTCAAGCGTCAGGGCTTTTCGAAGGGCTCGGCGGCGGCGATCTCGAACTCGGCGCTGGCCAAAGGCTTCAAGAAGGGCAAGCACCGCAAACCTGGAGAGCGAGGTAAACCCCTTGGCAAAGCGAAAAGGTAGCAAAGGTGGCTCGGGTGGCCGCACGATCCCTGTCGTCAAGGCGCAGACTGGTATTCCCGCGTCCAAGCGTACGGACAAATACTGATCACCCCCGCCCGTGTTGGCGCTGCCTGCGGGCGTGGTGGTTGTACGCCTTCTACACATGGTTTGAGGAGGATTGATGGCCCGAGTATCCAAAGGCGCAACCGACCCGAACATTGCCGCGCTGCAGCTAGGCGCCCCGCAGGGCGCGCTGAACCTGCCCCCACCTGTGCGTAAGCCGTCGCGCGGGGCGCTGGGCGGCGCCGCCCCACGTGGTGGCAGGACGCGCCTGCCACCCGCGCTGGAATCGCAGGGCTCACGCGGCGGCAAGAAGGCCAAGCGCACCGTAGCCAGAAAGAAGGGTAAGTAATGGTTCCGATCAAACGCACGGGCAAGTCCTCGGGCGGCAAGAAGGGCAAGGTCGGCACGTCGATGGTCAAGGGCCACGGCGGCAAGGGGCCCGCCAAGAGCATCAAGAAGACCTGCTAGGTGACGCTCTCCACGCGGCCTGGCCTGGCGGGGCTCGACTTCGGCAAGCTGGTCAAGAGCCCCAGTGCCGACTGGCTGCAAAGCTGGGAGGACCGCGCCGCCGCGCGGGTGGTGCCGTTTCGGCCCGTGACCCCCGACGAGCGGATGGACATGTTCAGACGCCTGAACTGGCGCCCGCACGGGCTGTTCGTGCCCGACGATGAGGATGCCCAGCGCGATCTGCTGCGGCGTGCCCGCGCGGTGGGCGAGATCGACTTCCCCGACCACAGGCTCAGGGCGTACCACGCGCTGCAGGACGAGACCGAGCGCTGGTCGGACGCGGGTACCGAGGGCCACTGGACGGGCCAGCAGGCGCTGGCCAGATCAAAGGCGCGCTTCAGGATCGCGGCCTGGGGCCGCCGTGGCGGCAAGACCACCGAGGCCGCCATGGAGGCCGTCGGTGTGGCCATGCTCCGACCGCGATCCTGGATCTGGCTCGCCGCGCCGACGATGAAGCTCGTCTCGCGCGCCTTCGACAAGGTCATGGAGGTCGTCAGGGACCAGGGGCTCAAGACCAGGACGGTCAGGGATACGACCCAGGAGAAGCTGTGTGTGCTCGAAAACGGCGCGCGGCTCGAAGGCATGTCCCTGGAAAACATCTGGTCGGCCGCAGGCGCGGCGATCGACCTGGCCATCATCGACGAGGCGGCGCAGGTGCTACCCGAGGCGTGGGCGCGTGCGATTCTGCCGCCGCTGACTGACCGTAACGGTCAGGCGCTGCTGATCAGTTCCTGGGAGGGGGAAGGCGACTTCTTCCACCAGAAGGCCATCGACGCGCGGGCTGACATGGTTGCCCACGGTACCGATGCAGCCTGGGAAATGTTCCAGGATGCAAGCTACGACATCAACTTCTACGCCTTCCCACAGGGCCGACAGACGCCAGCACTGGTTCAGGCCGCGAAGGAGATGGAGCCACACGAGTTCCTGGAGCAGTTCGGGGGCATCCCCGCCAGCGCCCGAGAACGTGTCTTCCCCGAGTTCAAGGAAAAGGTGCACGTCACCAGTGTGGCCTACAACCCAGATTTGCCCGTCATCCTGGCCGTCGACCCGTCGGGGGGTTCGAACGCCTACGCCATCCTGGCCATCCAGGAGTACACCGACATGGTGGTCATCTTCGACGAGATCTACGAAACGCACAGATCGACCGAGGAGGTCGCTGAGATCCTGGCCTCCAGGCCCTGGCTGAAGGCGCGTCAGACCAGCGCCGACGGCGATCTGCTGCCGCAGTGGGAGGTCGAGGGCATCTCCGACATGATCGTCGACTCGGCGCAGCCCGAGGAGATGCGCCGCTGGCAGCGCATGGGCTTTCCTGCCTACAGCCTGGAGAAGAAGCCCCAGATCTGGGAGCGCATCCCGTTCATGCGTAACCTGATCCGTGACCCGGTGCGCTTCTTCCGCTTCTACCGCAATCGCGTGAACCTGGTGCTGGACAAGATGGGCCGCGAGCCCGATTCGGACGGCGCACTCGATGCCGAGGGCCAGAAGGCGCTGATGATCGAGGTCGAGGAAGGCCTGAACGACGAGCACCTGGTCGGCGAGACGCTGCGCTACCTGAGAAGCTGTGCGCGCCTGCGCGTGGACGCAAGCTGCACGTACACCATCAACGAGTTCAAGACCTACACCTATCCCAAGCGCCGTCGGCTG